CATAGACACGGACTCGAATAGTCCGTAAGAGGTGTAGTATTATGAAAAACAACTACATCCTCCCAAGCGACCAAGGCTTCAGGAGTAATCTCCTGTGGCTCTTGGCATAAATTACAATTCCTATATCTCACCATATACCTATAGTAAAATACCCCTTTATATAATTATAATATAATTTTATTATTAAAAAAAATCACTTACTTAAAAAAAAAAAAAATAAGCCTACGTACCTAAAAATATAATTATAATATAATAATATACACTACTTTAACCCTAACTTTTCACTCTTTTGGGGCTCTTTATTAGGGGTGTTTTGGCTTTCTGAGCCAAGTAGACCCCCTAAATTGCCCCTTTTCATCATGTATTCAGCCACAAAGCCAAGTATTGGGTTGTCTCTGGTAACTGCTTTAATTGTTGCTTGGCCTGTTGACTGGTCTAATTTTTTGCTAGCTGCGCCAAGAGATCCAAAAAAAGAAGATTGAAAGGTTTCCAGCTTATCATGCATCCTATCTTCAATTTCATTTACAATAGGATCAAGTGCTTCCAGAAGCATTTCGTCAGATTCAGGACTTCTAATATATTCCACCCAAGCATCACGACTCAATCTAGCAATAAAATGGCTAAGATAGAAATAAAATATACTCCAGAAAACGGCAAGTCCTATTAACTCGAAGGCTGTAATTTCCATGTTTAGTCAAAATCGGGTACACATACCCACTGGTCAAATTGCAGGATCGCTTTCTTTCCTACTCCGCAGTCTGGGCGCACTCCTGCTTTAGAGGTAGGAGGAGTAACGGTTTTGTCTGGTGAGACTGAAGTTATACCGCTCTCCTCGAAAAGTTTTAACAATACAATTACAGCTCCTAAATTCACGTTACCTCTCTCTTAATAAAATCTATAAGATCACTAACTGTGGGTGTAACTGGCACAGGTTGTCCAAAAGTTGGCAGTTTAATATCCACTGTATCTTTAATTCCTTGCTTAACATCTTCACTTAATGCGCCAAGCCTAGTTTCTAAATCTGCTATAATTGATTCCGCAAGTCTAACACCAAAAAATGCAGTAATCAAGCCACCAATAACTAAAGGCGTATTAGGATTAGCTAACAGTGCTTCGCTGTTATCATGTCGTCTCTTGGCGTTTACTGCTTGGTCTTGTAACTTTGTTACCTTCTTGAGGCTGTAACCGTCAGGAATCAGTGCATAAGCCATCTAAATCATCCCCATTGCTTTTTCTCCAAATAAAAGATACATTACACATACTCGAAGTAGCCATTGTTCTAATGATCTGCCAGACATGTCCTGAACTGTTTCGTTGGCATTGATCACAATGCTTTTGCCGCCGTCGGTCATTTGGCACGTTTAGCTGCGTTTTGCAATAACTTATGCATTTCCATTAACTTAGGTAATGACATTGGTACATCACTGTTAGCGTGTCCCATTTTGTCAAGGATCATATCATACATTGCATTACTGCATGTCTTGATCTTACGCTTTACCTGTGCTTTAGTTAGTTTCTTCTTAGGCATTAGTGCAGCCTCCCTGTAAACAATACTGTTGCTTTATGAGTTGAAGTAGTACCTGAACTGTCTATCTTAGCTGTAAAACGAGTAAATGGAGGTATAACCAAGTCCTGCGTTGCCACGTTAGGTGTATCATCCTCTAGTCCATCAGCTTTTAGAATTGCTATAACTTGCCCATCCATCTCAAGTGTACAGGTTCCCCTAGATCCATCCGCAGGATCATCTTCTTGCACAAAAGCATTAAACTGTAATATTCCCCTAATTATCTCGTTACCTGTTGAAAAATCTAAAACAGTTTGGGGCGTTTGGGAATCCGCAAAGGGTCCACTGTATGCATAACATAAGTTACCCACATAGTTTAGAGTGCTACCAGTACCGGCAGGATTGCTACCTGCTACGTTTCCTGCACCGCCTCCGCCTACAAGAGCCATAAGACTCCTAAGCGAACTGCGCTGTAACTACAATATCGATCGCAGCGGCCGTTGTGACTGCTACAGAAAATTCGCAAGAATTTCCAGCCTGCACTCCAAGATCAGTATCATACTGAACGAAGTTTTGATTTGATCCTGTGGATGTTCCCATTGTCATCTGCCCGCCGCCTGCAAAGACTGCATCGCCGTCTCTCATCGCATTGCCACTGACCTTTACAAGACTACAAAATTCTTCACCCGCTCCGTCAGCAGCTACCGCTATTGATAGAGATTTTAGGGCCGACACGTTGGTTGGTACGGTGAATGAGCTGCTTACGCTGGCTCCTGCTAAGTTATCCAGTGCTTGGAAACTCGTTGTTGCGCTTAGACCACTTTCAGATCTACTAATTACTATTGCCATATTTTCCTCTATGCACGGAGTTTAAGGGGCCCCACGCTTCCCAACACCTTAGAACCACCCATACTGGATAGAACCAGTTTGGCAGCAAGTGTACCGACTCCAATTTTAATGAAGTCATTCTTATTTGTTTTAAATGCATCTCCAAGGGTTTTCAATCCCCCTGAAATGTTTCCGCCTATCATTTGATTAGCGGCTGTGCCTGCATCTGCGGCCTGCAAAAATGCGAGGCCTGCTCCTGTTTCTAAAAGATTTATTGAAAAGCTGCGCTTTCGGCGTGCTCTTCTTGGTTTTCGTCTTGCTGCCATGTTTGGTGTAACTCCTGTCTAAGTGGGGAGGCCTTCGAGTCTCCCGACCTATTCACATATGAATGGTTACTTAAGTTTGACGGGTTACTATTGCTTTAATGTATTCTGTCTTTTCAGTCTTGCAAACTTCGCATAACCAGTCCATATTCACTAAGTCATAACCACGATATTCATTACATTTATGACATTTACCTGAAGGCTTATGCTTTATCTGTTCTTTATCTTGGGCTTCGAGCATAGCTTTCCTAATTAATCTGTTTACAAAGGCTGATACCTTTAGACTTAAACGATCTGATTCCATTGCAATAAAGGCAGCTTCTTCTAATCCTATCGTAAAAGCCTTGCTTACCTTCATTTCATTCTTACGTCCCATTAATACCCTACCCAAACCCTACGACACTCTGTACAATACATGAAAGGATCTCCTACAACATCCTTAACATATATTAGCTTCTTGTTGCACTTCTCACAAATCATGTTTTACTCCATGTACCTCAAAGTCTCTGCACGGCCAACATATAGTACCGTATTTTCCGACCCAATTAAACTCGGCTCCTTTGCTTTCAAACTCTATATTTTTTTTACATTTTTTACAAATCATTTCTTTATCTCCCAATAACAAGCTGTACATAGACACGGACTCGAATAGTCCGTAAGAGGTGTAGTATTATGAAAAACAACTACATCCTCCCAAGCGACCAAGGCTTCAGGAGTAATCTCCTGTGGCTCTTGGCATAAATTACAATTCCTA